TTTGGTATTTGTTCGTCCAGACGGTAGCACTACCTTCCAGTACACCACCATTAGTGGCGGCCCGGGAAATTGGACTGGGTTTTCATTCTCGTCTGCTGGTGCTGGTAATTACTTTTGTGCTGCCTTCAAATCGCGTGAGCTTGCAAAATATGGTCTTCGGCTATGGGATGGCGCCTCCAATTTACTATTCGATAGCGGAACCCCTTGTGCGCAGTTCACCCGGACAATCACCAGTTGGACATATACGGGTTCGAGTCAGACGGGGCAGGGTACGACCAGATCTAATTGGACAGCATATTCTCCATTAGATACCGGAGATTACATGCTTGTAAATAATGTGGGCATGGATGTAGGTGGCAATTCGACGAGAGCAGCAAAATTATATGTTGTGTGGAATTACGGCACTAATAGACTTGAGCCTTACATTATTGGTGTAAATAACTCGGTCAATTTTTTCATTCCTATTGTATTTGCCAAGCCTATTTCTTAGGGGATTTATATGACCTGGTACAAAACAGGCACAGTTTCTTTAGCGCCTGGCAGCAATGCCGTGCTCGGCACTGGCACGTCCTTCATCGCGAACGCGCGCGTCGGTGATGCGTTCCGAGGGCCTGACGGTGAATGGTACGAAGTCATCAATATCGCCAGTAATACGGCGCTGTCAATCGCGCCAGATTATCAGGGCGCAGCCGTGACTGCGGGTGCTTACTCGCTGGCGCCCATGCAGGGGTACGTTAAAGATTCGGCTGATGCCTTGCGGGCTGCCACTCAGGTGATTGCGAGTGGTGTTGCTGACATGCAGGAGCAGGTTGCGGCTGCGACCGAGGCGGCACAGTCTGCCGGGCAGTCGAAGGCTGTGGCCACTGAGCAGGCCGGTATCGCTAGCGCTGCGGCTGAGGCCTCCACCGACAACAAGGACGCTGCGCAGTTGGCCGCTCAGCAAAGCCAGAACTCGGCGCAAGCGTCCGGTGAGGCTGCCGATCGGTCCGAAACAGCGCGTGATTCCATTATCCAATCCGAGCAAGCGGCGGCCGCCTCGGCAGCAGCAGCGGCAGACTCGGCTGCGCACGCTGAAGAGGTTACTGAAGGCAAGGCAGCGAGTGGCGTCAACAGCGACATCACTTCGCTACTCGGACTCTCGGCTGAGGGCTTTGATCGACTGCGACAGGGTATCCCACCGATGGTCGGTGCTACTCCGACTGTTGCAGGTAAGAAGGGACTTGCACCAGAACCAGCACCTGGTGATCAAGATCGATTTCTGTCGGGGGCTGGTGTTTACAAAGAGGTTGGCGGAGGAATGCCAGTTGGCTCTATTCAGCCTTGGGGCGTATCTCGCGCCACACTTCCTGCTGGATGGATTGCGCGTGATGGACAGCTTCTCAATCGGGCAGATTGGCCTGATCTTTGGGCCCTGGTATCGGCAAGCGCCGTGACCGACGCGGCATGGCTCGCATCGCCTTACACCTCGCGTGGCAAGTACTCAAGTGGGGATGGCTCGACCACGTTCCGTATGCCTGACACCAACGCTAAGCATGCGGATGGCAATACCATTGCTGCGATGTTCCTACGCGGTGACGGTAAAAACTCGGCTGGTACTGCTGGTTTACACCAAGCTGACCAAGTTCAGGGTATGCGTCATGTAGTACCACTTACCGCCAACGCTGTATCTACTCGCCCACCTCAGCTAGAAGCTGAGTTTGCCTGGAATCCAGATAAGAGCTATGCCAATGCTATTAACGGAACGGGTTGGGGGACAGGCTACGCACCAGCTACAGGACGACAATTAAGTGACGGTGTAAACGGGGCTCCTCGTGTAGGTACTGAAACTCGTTCACCCGCTGAAACTGTTATCTGGTGCACCGTTGGCGCCGGCAAGGCGACCAACACTGGATCGGTAGATGTAACGGCGTTGGCCACGACTGTTTCGAACCAGTCAGCTCTAATTGCGGGAAAGCTTTCTATTCTCAGCACCGGCGGCACCAATCTTAATGGCTGGGTCAAATACTCTGACGGTACGGTCAGACAATGGGGGATTGTTAGCGTTTCTAGCGCAGGCACTGCCGGAACTCTGTTCTCATTTAATACGCCCTTTGTCAGCACAGTAAGAATGTTTGGCTTTACACCAAATCAAAATGGGCGCGGTGGGGCGGGCGAAGCGAATAGCACGGGAAGGCCTGAAACCGTTTCTCAATTCAGAATTGCAAGCGGGCAGGCGGCGACTCCCCTTGATTTCAACTGGTGGGCAGAAGGGATTTAATTATGTTCTTCGACATATCCACAATGACATTTCAATCCCAGGATACCGATCCGCCAAGCTACTGCTTGCTGACTGACGAGTATTACGGTCAGCTTCTCGACGGACGAGGCCAAGGCAACACAATTGAGCTTGATCCGCTCACACAATTTCCAGTGCTTGTGCCGATCCCCGAGCCGACTTCGCAGGAGTTGCAAGCGCCGATTGAGGCTGCCTGGCGCGCTACAGAAATGCCTCGGGCCCAGCAGAACGTAACAGCCATTGAGTACGGCGAGGAAGACATCCCCGGCACTACCCAGCAGTGGCAGAGATATTGGCTCGCCCTGCGCAAATGGACGGCGGAGAACCCTGACTTTCCCGACAGCAGCAAGCGGCCCGTAGCGCCCGGCTGATCACTAACCGAACACCGCCACCCGCCATGAGCGGGTATTTTTTTGCCTGGAGAAAAGCATGCCGATCACTGAGCAGCAGTTGCTGCAGATTCTACCGAACGCCGGCCGCCAAGCCGGCGTTTTTGTTCCTGTCCTGAATGCTGCCATGGGCAAGTACGGGATCGTTACCAAGCTGCGTATCGCCGCATTTATCGCCCAGGTCGGGCATGAGTCAGGCCAGTTGCGCTACGTGCGCGAGATCTGGGGGCCGACGGCGCAGCAGGCCGGCTACGAAGGCCGCGTCGATCTCGGCAATACCCTGCCGGGTGATGGCTCCAAATACCGTGGCCGGGGCCTGATCCAGATAACGGGCCGTGCGAACAATGCGGCTTGCGGCGAGGCGCTGGGCCTGGACCTGATCAATCAACCCACACTGTTGGAACAACCGCAGTACGCCGCGATGTCGGCGGCCTGGTTCTGGTCGACGCGCGGGCTGAACACGTTGGCGGATCAAGGCGAGTTCGTGAAGATCACCCGGCGCATCAATGGCGGCCTGAATGGGTTGGCCGACCGCCAAGCGCTGTACGAGAAGGCGCTGAAGGTGCTGGCATGACGCCCGGACAGATCCTGGCCGCGATACTTCTGTCGATGGTGATTGGTGCTGGCGGAGCTTGGCAGATTCAGGACTGGCGCATGGGCGAGCAGCTCTCCGAGCAGGCCGGTCAGCACCAGGCGGACCTGGCTGCCATCGGAGCTGCCGCCGCTGCCCAGGTCCACACAGAGCAGGACAAGCGCTTGGCCACAGAGCAGAAGCTCGCCGCCCAGGACCAACAACACACCAAGGAATTATCCGATGCCCAACGCAGCCAGGCTCTTCTGCGCGATCGCCTTGCCACTGCTGATGTGCGCCTGTCAGTCCTCCTTGCCGCGAATCCAGCCAGTGGTTGCAACGTGCCTGCCGCCCCCGGCGCCGTCGGCGTGGTTCATGATGCCCGTCGAGCCCAACTTGACCCAGCGCATGCTCAACGAATTATCGCCATCACCGACGACGGGGATAACGCCGTGATTGCGCTGCGGGCGTGCCAGGCGTATGTGAGGGAAGTGAGTGCACGCCCGAAATGAGAGTCACCCACGAAGGGTGGGTGGCTGCTAGAGTTTACTTGGCTTTGGGAGCAGCATTTCCTCGGCCGCCGCCGGAAGGTTTGCCCGTGGTACTTGGAAGGTTTGGAACCGCGGGCGCTTTGGAGCCTCCGCCGCCTGCGCCTTTACTAGTCGAACCGGAATTGCTCTTGCCGCCTCCAGACTTGGACATGACTTTCTCCTTGTTACGACTCAATTTGATTGCAAGGAAAACCTTAGACCACCAATAGAAAGGCGCCTCCAGTTCCATTCGGGAGAATGTTGCCTGTTATTTCAATGCCGGTTCGATCGGCTGTATTAGCTCTGGCCCCTTATTCCTCACATTGCCCACGGCCGTGTCGACTTTGAACCACTCGAAGGCCTCGGCCGGTTCGCCTTGGTGCAGCACCATTTGTTCGGCGCGCTCCTTGGGCGTGGCCGGGTCCAACCATTCCCGGGCCAAGTCCGGCGTCAGCACCACAGGGCGCCGGTCGTGGATGTCCACCATTCCGCCGGCGCTGTCGGCGGTGATGATCACGAAGCCGTCATGCTCGCCTGGGCCTTCATCGCTGTCGGGCAGTTGGCCAATGGCGGCGCACAGCACGGGCTCGCCATCCCGCCGGCGTATCAGGTAGGGCTGTTTCTTCGGTCCGCCTTCGTCCACCCACTCAAACCAGTTATCGATCGGCGTGATTGCCCTGTGTGGCCAGATCGCCCTGAAGAACGGGCCGTGGGCCACCTTCTCGACGCGGGCATTGATGGGGGCGGCGCGGTCTTTGGCCCAGTGCGGTCTCCATCCCCAGCGAACCAGATCGGCGTGCAAAAGATCGCCCTGCAGGTGGAGCAGGGCGACTTGGGTTGTTGGGGCGACGTTGTAGCGTTCGAGTGGCAATTCACCGACGGAGTTCGCCAGAGCATTGGGCATGCTCAGTGCTGCAACAAAGTCATGGATGCCGCTGTACTGGGAAAGTCTTCCGCACATAGTCGTCTCCGCTCGTCGGCCCTAATGAACAGCCGGGGCCAGGCCAATCTCTACACTGTAGACACTGGTCTCGGGTATTCGTCATGGCAATCAACATCGATCAGATCAACGCAATGGAGGCGTGGTTTTCCCTGCGCAACGATCCGGACTTCATCTCAGCCACACCGGAAGAGCGTTACGAGAGGCGCCTGTCGCTGGCTGACGATATGAAAGAGCGCGGCATAATCGACAGCGACGAGTGGCGGGAACTCACAGAAGAGGCTGTTGCCGCGTACGCAGATGAGTTGGGCTGACGCGGCCGCCTGTCAGATATCTCTTACACCAAATTGACCGCAAGCCATATGCGATATTAACTGTACATTCGTACAGTATTTGCATAAGGCAGCACCATGAGCTTCAACATTCTGGGCCCAATTGCGGGCGGCGGTGCAAAACTGCCTCTCTGCTCGTTTCATGTGCCGGCCGGTTTCCCGTCCCCGGCGGCCGATCACATCGAGCAGCACATTTCCCTAGATGAAGTACTGAATATCAGGGCTCCTCATGTGTACCTGGTGATGATTACCGGTGAAAGCATGCAGGGTGCGGGAATTTTCGAAGGCGACCTGGCAGTGGTGGATCGCTCAATTGAGCCTGCGCACGGGCACATAGTCGTGGCACTCCTGAATAACGACCCCATGTGCAAGCGGCTCTGTAAACGCGGCAAGGAGGTGATACTGCTTTCCGAA